TCTATTTACTTTAAAATACATACCATCATCTACAATTAATTGGTTTCCTCCTAAACTACATGATATTAAAACTTTATAATATCTTTCGGGTTCTAAACCATTCATGTAAATATCAAAATAACTAGATTCAGAATCAGCACTTACTTTAGTATAAGTAGAATCAAAATTAATAACATATTCATTAGTATCCAAGTCTTTTAAAGCAAAAGAAGCAGAAGTTGGGAGGTAGTAATTAGTGGAATTTAAAGAAGCTGTTTGGTATACTCTTGCTGGGTATTTAGGTCTAGAAAATATTCTAAATCTATTTACAGAATTTTCATTGAATACCCCTGGGTTTTCTTGTAAAGAAAAATATGCTTGGGAAGATGTAATTGTTGTAATTGATGAAGATCCTGTATTAAAACTAGAATCATCCCATCTAAATTCTAAATGAGGGGGATATATAGTATGGGTATCTCTAGAAAAATATTTTAATTCTACTTGATATTCACTATTATTAACAAATTCATCACTATCAGGTTGTTTTAAAATAAACCCATAGTTAGATAAACTCCCACTATACCATTCCTTAACAGCAGAAGATACATTTAAGTTTAAATCTTTACTTTGATATAAAGTAAAATCCTGGGAAGCTGAAATAATTGGGTTAAAGCTACTCCCGGTTACATACCATAAACCACCACCAATAGGTGCACCATATGTTGTATTATATGAAGCTGTTGTATTAGGATCAAAAATACCTGTTGTCCAAACTGTACTTCCTGAATAATCAGAAAATCTCCAACTAGCACCATCTTCTGTTAATGGATTATCTAAATATTTTCCTGTTCCATTTTGGAATTCTTTAGCTAAAGGGTGAACTACAATTGAAGAACTTAAAGTTAAACCCGTTACAGTTGAAACTAAACAATTTAAATAAGTATCAAAATTTGAACCTGATATCTTATTATCTATAATATTGTTTATTTCTGACTGATCAAATTGGATTAAAAATCTACTTACTTGGGGGTTTATAGTATTATTGGCCCCAAATGTTGTAGTTGTAGCTTCAAGGATTTCATCTAATCCTGTATTCATTGAAGGAAATAAGGAATATATAGTTGTATCTTTACTTGGAAATAATTTATATACAGCCATCTTTTATTTATAAATATTAAAATGATACAACTTTACCTGAGATGTCAGTGGTAGGATATTTAACTTCAAAAATCATAGGGTCTAAAGAAGGATATACAATTCTTGAAGAAGTTGCTCCTAATATATCATATCCAAATCTTGAGTAACCTAGATTTTCACCTGCCTTATTTATTATTTCTATATTATCAACAGTTTGAACTCCTTCTACTCTATCTAATAATACATTTAATTCTTTTAAAATTATAGGTTGATTAATTTGCCATTTATCAATGTTAAAATATTCTATTAAAGAGTTAATACAATTTAAAATTACTTCACTACTATTATAATTAGGTAAAACTATAATTTCAAAATTAACACCTATATTAACAATAAAAGCTTCTTTAATATTAACTACATCTCCTATCATCCTATGCTCAGATAAATAAGTTCTAAGATTTTGTTTTAATGTTAATGAAGGGGTTGCTAATTTTTTATTTTGATCATAAGTTAAAACATATAAATCTAAAATTGGAGTATTTTCAGCATTAGGTGAATCTTTTAAAGAAACAGGAGTAATATGTGCTTTTGCAATAGATCCATAATTAGAAGGCATACTTAAAGCTCTAACTAAATAATCATCAGCTGTTACTGTTCTTTGTTGGGTAGCGAATTGAGATAGAGCGTTTTGTCTTATTTCATCTATTGTATCACCATCTCCACCACCACTAGAGGCTGTAGGGTTAGTTACAGCTACAGAATTAAATATAGTTTGTGCAGTTGTCGCATCTAAATTACTATTTAAAAATTCTATGTTAGCTGTTAAAGTAGTTAAATCATTAGAAGGTACATTAGCTTCTACCCCCCCACCTGTTAGGTATCTAATAGTTAAGGTTGTATTTGAAGGGGCAATGCCATAAGTATTAGTAAATATAAAATTAGTAGGTGAAAATGCCGTTTTTAATTTTACTTTCTCATAAGGTAACCCTATACCAACATTATCAGGGTTTGGAATAATACTTTCATCATCATCTGTTGTTTTACCTGCACCAAATTGAATTTGCATTGACCCTGAGTCAATAAATTTAGTTGCAAATCTTCTTTGAACTTTTTTCAACCTCAAAAGATAAGGAACATCACCTGAGTCTGCTGTGAAATTAGGATCAAAAGCATTTGAATTTTTTACAGTATCTAAAACTGTTTCTTGACCTAAAGTCTCTACCTCACTCCATTCATTACCATCAGAATCAAAGCAATCTAAAACTTCTATAATATTAGAATCATTAATAGTAGTTGTAAAAAATGATTGAGGGGCACCTACGGAAACTGTTGTAGTATTAATAGTTGCTGAAATAGATTTTCTTGATTTTTTTAATAAAAAGAAAGTTGGATCACCACTTCCATCAACTGAATAGACAGTTACTTCTGTTGGATCCATAGACCCGGATGATGCAAAATTTAAATCATCTTGAACTAAGAATGAAACTGAACTATTACTTGTAGATTTTATTGAAGCGTTTTGGTTTACAAATAAAGCATAAGAATAATCAGGAACATAATTTCCAGAACCACTTTCTATAGCTGGTACTTGCTGGTAAAAATCCATAGTAGTAGATGCAACTCCTGTTACTCTAGGTTTATAACTAAACATATAAGCTAACTCAAATAAATTATTTTCTTGACGAGCAAATTGTAAAAAAGTTTCTTGTAATTGATTATCTAAATAAAATGAAAGAACATCACCTACATAAGCTGCCATTTCCATAAACATCATACCTGGGGAAGCAGGGGAAAAATCATTATATGTTGTTGGGAAATATGTTCTGGAATAATCAATTAGACTTTGCTTTAAAGCACCAAAATCTTTGTTTATATATTTTATGTCTCTGCTTTTAGCCATTAGTTAAAAAGTATTTCTAAAGAGTCTGTTGTGTTAGTATTTGCTACATTGTAAACCATTTTCACTGTAACTTGTTGTTCTTGAGTTCCTTGACCTTGAAAAACAGATAATTCTTTAACTATAACATTAGGAAAATATTGAGAAACTTGAGATTGAATATCTTGTTTTAAAAAATCCAAATTTCCATCTGTTATTTGTGTAAAAATAAATCTACGTAAATCACCCCCAAATGAAGGGTTTAAATATCTTTCACCTTTATTAGTTAAAAAGAAATTAATTAAATTAGATTTAATAGCATCTTTTGTAGTATAAGTAGTTTTAAAAGCTGTAGGTGAAGAAAAAGGTAAAGATACCCCAATACCTGTGCTAGGTTTTAAATCTAATGGTGATATTTTTCTAGGACTAAAAGCCATTTATTATTTCATTAAACTTGAAATTTGATCTAAACTTAATTCACCCGCAGGTAAATTTCCATTTATAGGATCAACTCCAGGTTGTCTAGGATTAAAAGTTTGAGCATTTGAAGAATTAAAACTTAAAGCTGTTTCATTCATTACATCCATATATGCTTTTTTAGAATCAATTGTGGGTTTTGATGAAAGTTGTGGGGTTGGAATAGAAACGTTTTCTTGTACAACTTGTTTTGGAGAACGAACTGCTTCAAGTAGAATATCTTTTAATTCCTCTTGAATAGCTTCTTTTACTGATTCTTTAACTATTTTCTTTAATTCGTTAAGTTTCATTACTATTTTATTTATAAATATTAAAAATTATTTTTTTTATCTTATGGTTGTTATTTATCTTCTTCCCTCAAAAAGTTTCTTAGCTAATTCTTTTTGGGCTTCATCAAAATTATTATTATTTAAATTATTGTAATAAAATCTTGGACCTAAAGTTAGATTAAATGTGTTACTTCTTCGGGGTTTTAATGATGGGATTTCTATAAGAAGATTTTTGTATTTTAGTTGTTTTGATGGTTTTTTAGTGTAGTCATAATCATTTTTACTCGCCTCATGTTCTGGGGATTCGTTACCATATTTTTCTTCAACAGCACTACGGATCTTGGATACGGGGCTTTTTGGTGGGCTATAATTGAGTGTTACTATACTCTTATCAACTTTTTCAGTATTTAAAAAGTAAGAATCTAAAGCAATATCTACATCCGATTGTAAAATTGTATTCCATTTACCCCCACTAGGAATATCATCTGAGTTAATTGAAATACTTAATTTTTTAGCACTATTATCCCAATTATTTGGGTCCCAATATTTGTTGTCTGTTGGTTCTGTATAATTTAAAGCAGTACCTAAATTTTGGGGGAGCCATCGTACACTTTCTTCATCCCATTTCCATATAGCACCTCTTAGAGTATCTAC